CCGCTATAAGTCGGGTAAAGCCAGTGTGGTGCTTGCACATATGGATTCTGATTCTCTGACTTACCGCAACATCGGCGTTCCTCAGATTGTTCCCCTATACGCTGACTTCGATGTATCCAACCCCGTTGGGCGCGCACATTTGCGCCCCAAAAAAGAAGGTTTAGTGTATGCAATCGTTGACCTTGATTCTATTTACCGAGCCCAGCATGGTAGCAGTCCTGCCGTCATCCTAGCCGTTACAGGCGCTCAGCGAGTTACAGAAGATGGAATTCAATACCTGCAGAATGGTGTTGTAACTGCTGCTTCCATTGTGAATGAGAAAATGTGGAACGACATCTACAAAGATAAGGAGAACGAAGATGTGGTATGAAATAGTTGCTCTAGCGTACGCTCTTATAGCCCTTCTTTTAGTATGGAGAAATTCTGTGCTGTGCAATAGAGATCGCGCTGAGCTTTTCAAGACTAAAGGCATTAACACTGATTTTGCTCAGTTCATTCCAATGATCGTCCGTGATGCCTTGCTTTTCCCGTTCCTCATCTTGTGGTATGGTTTGTACGCTTGGTTTAAGGCGCTCGAGTAATGAGCACAATTCTTGAATGTCCAAAATGCGGGATCAACCGAGACTCAGATGATATCATCATTACTTGGGAGCACAATCGCCAACCCGGAGTCAACTACTCTGTTAAGAAAACGGTAAGAGCTACTATCCAAACTTCGTATTCAGCGATGGATGATGAAGAGACTCTTATTCACACGTGTGGGCTTTGCGAGTACGAATGGTCTGAGCCTGTTCTGGACTATCCTGTCGTAGAGAAAACGCAGAACGACCTAACGCCTCAGTTCACGTACCCAATAGGAGAAACCAAGATTTTCCCTACCTTTGCTGATCGTGACGACATTGGCATGATGGGTGAAGCACATTTCGAGTTCATGCGCCATGTCAAAGACTAATCGGGGCTGTTCCATAGAAGAACGTTTTCTTTCTAAGGTTGAAAAGAAAAGAACTGCCGTTTTATGAGCAAGGCCCGCCAAAAAGGAACAGCATTCGAAAACGATGTGCTGGCTTTTCTCCAGACTTGGTTCCCTGACGCAAAACGAACTGAGTTTAGTTCACCGCTTGGGGATCTTGCCGGTATGCCTATTGTGCTAGAGTGCAAAAATCAAAAAACCATGACTCTTCCCGCTTGGCTTGATCAGGCACGAAAGTCTGGCGAGAAAACTGGGTTACCCTTTGCCATCGTTCACAAGCGTGCGCGTGCAAACGTTTCCAAGACTTACGTAACATTTGAGTTAGACCAACTCGCACCACTGCTTCGTATCATTGCTGATCACCAGGAGCCTAAAGCCTTGACTATTGAAGAATCGTAGGATAGTCTTAAGTATCGAATGAAGGTCCTCTCACCTTCCCGCAACTTTCGGGGAGCTACAAGTGGCACAGGGACTCAACCAACGAGCACAAGCTCGAGTTAAAAGACTTGCATCTAGTCTCGAGACTTTGAATAAAACGCTTTCAAAGATTAGAGTCGGTGATCTTGAGGAGCTATGTCGCAGGGACATGATCCCCGTCACTTTGTCTAATTCAGGGTCTTCGGCTGGATTTGCTGTGTCGCGCAGTGGAGGTAGCCCCTCTTCTTCGTCTCCTACAGAGCGTGCTGTTATTGCTAAGTACAGTAGTCGTGGCGACGGACCCGACTTTGAACGCACTGTCAAGGACCCACTAAGGGATGATCTGAAGAAGATCGAGCGTTGGATATTCGACGCAGAGAACCTTATGCGTCAAGCTGAAGAGCTAATTATCTACGTCCGTGATGGAGTTGAGAAGAAGCGTGGTCGTGAAACTTCTACTCCATGTGAAATCTGCGAGATCTTGCCCGCCGTTAAAACGGCCATGTGCATGACTTGTTACCAAACTTGGATTGATGCCGGTGCCCCAGATCGTGGTCGCTACCGTGCTTACCATCTCGCGCTGCGTTCATCTGACGGCCATCTTTTGGTCTCTGATCCCCCTCCCGCGCGCTACTCTACACAAACCCTTGACATTTAAGGAATGGCTGCTATAGTTATGACTAAGACTCGCCACAATAATGCATCGAGTAACCCACGATCAAAAGCTCCCACGGTAGAAGAGTTATCTCTCCTTGGTTTTGAGCAATGGCAGATTGCCATAATCAAACAGTACCCTCCGTCTGCCCAATGGGTAGCACATGATGAATTCATTCGCCGCATTATGAGCGATGAAGACACCAACGACGGGTTCTAGGAGACATATGGAAAACGAAGACAAGATCTTTGACGATCTCGTACACAGCGCTGGCAATATCATGTCACCGTCCGAGATCGCTGCCCGTGAAGAAATGGGTGATGAGGCTTATGAAAAGCTTCAGACTTACATTGAGACGAACCAAGAGCTTGGTTTACAGCAAGTGGAAGCACGTACCCGCTACATCAATGGGCTGGCGTTCCTCTACGAAAGCATCGGCTACGCAATAGAGCGATTTGCGAATAAGTACCTAGGTAGTTAATGGCTAATTTTGGTGACTTCATTTCTAAGAACGTTCTACCCCCTGAGGTAGACACCTTCAAGATCTTGAGCTATACTCCTAGCCCTCGTCAAAAAGTCTTTCACGATGCTTCCAAAGAACACATCTACGGCATCCTCTACGGGGGAGCAGCCGGTGGAGGTAAGAGCTGCGCGTTCCTCATGGACGCCATCTACAACGCAATGAACTATCCGGGTATCCGTATCGGCTGCTTGCGTCGTACATACCCTGAACTCGAGGAATCTTTCATTGCTCCTCTTGGCGCTAAATGGAAATACGCTATTCAATTGGGTGCACGTTGGAATGGCACAAAAAGACTTTTGACATTTCCCAATGGTTCGGTAATCAACTTCATCTACGCTGAAACAGTTCAAGACGTCTCTCGTATTCAGGGGTCTGAGTACCAAGCTTTCTACATTGACGAAGGCGCCCTCATGTTGCCTGCTGTAATCCAGCAGATTGAAGAGCGTTTACGTAGTGGTGACAAGCTTATTCCTGTCATCGGTATGCGTATCTCGAGCACCCCCGGTGGCCCCTCGCACAAGTATCTTAAAGACCGCTTCATCACACCGACGAAGCTGGGCAAGATCCACTACTTTGAAGAGATTAAAGGTACTAACGAGACCAACGAGATTGCTTTCATTCCCGCTAAAGTAACGGATAACCCGCACTTGAACGAGAGTTACGAAAACGTTCTCAACAACATCGCTGATCCTCAGCGTCGTGCAGCTATGCGTGACGGCGACTGGGACGCAATGGTGGGACAGTTCTTCACACAGTGGAGCCGTTCACGCCACACGGTTAATGCGTTTGAAATTCCAAAAGAATGGCCTCGCTACTGTGGAATTGACTATGGTTTCGCTGCGCCTTGGGCTGTTCTTTGGGTAGCACCTGACAACGATGGGCGACTGTGGGCATACCGCGAAATCGTTTCAGCCGGTGTTCAGGCTACTGAGCAGGCGCAATACATTCTCGCTGCCGAGAAAGCTTCCGGCGAACCTGATGTAATCCGTGTCGCTGACCCTTCTATGTGGGGTAGCCGCGGAACCCCTTTGTCCATCGCAGATCACTATGGTCTTGAGGGATGTGGAATTTACAAAGCAGATAACGACCGCATAAACGGTTGGTCTGTATGCCATCAGTACCTTAACGATGGTCCTGCTTGCGACATCCACAGAGCAATGGGTTGGAAGACTTGTCCTATGTTTCACGTATTCGAAGAGACGTGCCCTACGTTCATCGAAACGATCCCCGCCCTACCGCGTAACCCTCTCAAGCCAGATGACGCAGCAACGGTCAATGTTGAAGACCACATCGCTGACGCCTGGAGATATGTGTGCATGTCCGTAGGGACTTATGCGCGCCCCGTTTTTTACGATGACTCACCGGAAGCTGAAAAGCCTATTAAGTCTGAAGAGAAGGCCGAGGCAGGACCAATCAAACCCGCCCAGAACTACGCCGAATTGTTTGGCGGAAACTGGTTCAGCCCTTTTGGAGAAAGTTAACCTATGGCTCTTTCATCCTTCAGAACTGAAATTGCAGAGATTGGGAATCAGTATGATTCTCAGTTCGAAGAAGGCCGTGGTAAGTCTGAGCCAAAGCGTAGCGGTTTCGCTACCGACATTCCCATTGGCGGATCGACGGAATGGAACGCTGGCGGCGCTGGTACATCCGGTAGCCTCAGTCGTGAGACATTCATGCTCCAGTTGCTTCAGGCTTACCTTACCTGCACTTGGTCATCGTCTGCTATCGATACCATTGCCCGCACCGCAACCGCTGGTGGCCTAGAGGTAGTGCCTTTGGGCGGCATCTACTCTGATCTTAAGCCTATCAGTGCGACTCCTGAAGTCAAGGAAGTTCAAGAGCTTCTTAACTATGTCAACCCTCGTGATGACATCCGTCAGTTGATGCGCGGCGTCATTACTGACCTTGAGATCTTTGGCGACTCATTCACTGAAGTTGTGTGGAAAATGGGAAAGCCCGTCGCTCTGTACCCTCTTGACGCGACTACCATGACAATCCTTGCAGACGAGCACGGAATCGTTAAAGGCTATTACCAGAAGACGAAGACAAATCGTACTGCATACTTTGCGACCAACGAAGTTATCCACGTGACCCTTGGCGGTGCTGGTGACACGTTGTATGGTGTGTCCCCTACGCAGAAATTGATCTTGCCGATCACAACTTGGCTCTTTGCCGGTTCGTTGATGCGCGAGACATTCAAGCGCGGTGACCCGATGCGTGCATGGGTTGACTGGCCTATCGCTCTACCTGAAGCCGAGATGAAGCGTCTGCAACAGCAGTACGCAATTCGCAACCTTGGCCCTAAGAATATTGGTAACCTCTTCGAGACAAAGGGTGGTGCCATTGTTAAAGAACTGGGTGTAAACCAGATCAACAACTGGCTTGCTACATTGCAAGAGCGTCGTGACGAAATCCTATCTGGATACGGTGTGCCGCCCTCAAAAGTTGGTGTAATTGAAGCCGGTAACATCGGTGGTGGTACAGGAACTTCTCAAGAGAAGATGTTCCGCGTCAACACTATCGGTCCTCTTCAAGAGCTAGTTCTCGAGAAGTTCTCTTTTGCTCTTCTTTACCAAGCCTACGGTGTCAAAGACTGGATTCTTAAATTCGGTGTTGTTGACTGGCGTGACGATGAAACCATTGAGTTGATTCGTGACCAGCGTATCCGCAACGGTACATGGACACTTAACAAGGCTCGTGCCGATATCGGTGAGCCGCCTGTCGAAGGTGGAGATGAGCCTGTCTTGGTTGACCGTCAGAACATGGTTCTGTGGAAGCACCTTGAGGACTTGTCAGAAGCCAACTTGGAAGCCGCTCAGGCTCTTTCTAACCCTCCTGTTCCCGGCGCCGCACCTTCTAGTGCTGGTACCCAGAGCAAGAAAACTGGTAAGAATGCCATGAAAGGTCCTGTGACCAACCCCGGAGCCGTAAAAGCAAAGACGGTTGCTAAGCAGGGTCAAAAGGCTACACCACAGGCCGCACCGGCATCACCGGGCGGATCTGAATCATTCGAGGAAGACGACGATTATGACGACGACTCCGAGTAACGGAAAAGAGCAGCAGCCAATGGCTGGACAGCTCATGGGAGATCTTATCATCCTGCCAGGTGGCGGTATGCAAGTAACTCCATACGCTGGATTGACCGCAGCTAAGGCTGCAGCATTGGTGCAGAAGCAGGTTGGCTAGTGTCAAATTACCTTGGACAAGCTGGAGCGTATGCACTCCACAAGAAGTACAAGGCAGGATCACAGACTTATTCTCAGATCGAAGCCGAACGTACCAACTTGATGAAAGCTCGAGAGGCAAAGGGAAAAGCCCGAACATCAGCTCACAAAGTCACCCCTGATTTTCATCGCAGCACCGCAGCTACACGTGCTTCTTCTGCCCGTGATCGTGCTTTAAATATGAAGGACATCAACCGAGCACCCGGTCATCCCCTTGGGGATCGCTGGATGCACTATGAAAAGCGAGCAAAGATTCGCAAACCACGCATTACAGGTCGATACAAGAAGTTCGTCTCTGTAATTGGTCCCGGCAGATTTGATAGTCGTACCCACTGGGGAAAGGCTCGGAAGCCATCCCCCTTCCACAAGGTGCTTAAGCCTCGAAAGAAACGTTTTAAGCATCAGACTCATTGGCGCACCCGTGGCCATGTTGTCATACCAAGATAATCTATTTCTTAAGGAGAGTGCGAGTGTCTAATATCTCCACTAAAGCGGCCACTATTGGTGGTACTTTTCTCCGCCCCGGTGTTTCCAAGAATAAGCGTCTCTATACAAAAGAGAACATTGGAAAAGCCGTAGCGCGAATGAATGAGTCAATTCAAAGTGGCAAAGGCCTCAAGCTCAACATGGCTACTAGCCACGCAAAGGCTTACGAAGACGACGCCCTCTCAACTGTTGGAATCATCACCAAGGTTTGGCAAGAAGAGGACGGCTCAGCAAAGTTTGACGCTGATATTCTCAATACTAGTCGTGGTCGTGACATTGCGGTAGGTGCAGTTGGAGGAGCCCTCAAAGGCATTTCAATTCGCGGCGGCTGGATGAGCGCTCCTGTAAAGGTTGAATACGAAAGCGAAACTGTCACTACTTCTAGTGACATGTCTGTTGTCGGTATCGACTTTACTCACCGCCCCGGTGTCGAAGGTGCTGAAGTTGAGTACGCTTCATTCGTTGAGTCTGTTGAAAAGAACGACCCTAACGCCATCTTCGAATCACTTGATGATGTATCAGTTCTTGAGGTCTTTGAAGAGGAAGATCCCCGCACCGAGGAAGACGTTATCCGAGAAGCTGTGTCAGACGCTGTTCAGACAATTCTCGAAGCCGCTGACAAGACTCCTTATGGTGACGTAAAGTACGCGGACCCCGGATACCAGAGTGACAAGAAGAAGCGCTATCCGATCAACACCGAAGCTCACGTTCGTGCCGCATGGGCATACATCAACGTAGCTTCTAACGCCTCCGCTTACAGCTCAAGCCAACTTGCTCGAGTTAAGTCTCGTATCAAGAGTGCGGCTAAAAAGTTTGGCATCAACGTCACTGAGGACTTTGAAAACCTCGTGAGCGATATGCAAGACATTATTGAGGCATACGTCTCTATGAGCATTGACAATGGCGCCGGAACCGTTAACGTTTCTGGCTACACCAATGACGCGGGCAAGCTACACGCTGTTGCCATGCGAGTTGCTGCCACTGCAATTACTGCTCTTACCACTCTTGACCCGGATGCTGATGGCGACATCGATATTCCTGGTGGAGATACTGACAGCGATGTCAACCCTACAAAGGAAAGCGTCGTTGACGGTTCCACCTGTTTGCTTTGCTCCGCTCCGCTTGTGGAGGGGAACTTGTATTGCCCAATGTGCGGATCACCCGTACCGACCGCTGAATCACCAGATTCAGAAAACGTTCAGACCAATAAGGAGAATGCCATGACGGCTTCTAACGAAACTCAAGCTGAAGTGGTAGTAGAGACTGCTCCCGCTACTGCTCCCGCCCTCACTGCAGCTGACATCGCTACCATCGTAGCCGAGGCCATCGCTGTTTCCAAGGCTGCTGACGCCGCTGCTCTTGCAGAGGCAACCGCCATCGCTGATGCTGAGGCCGCTGCTGTTGCAGAGGCTGCTGCCATCGAGGCCGCTAAGCCAAAGACCTACACCCTTGAGGAAACTCAAGCCATGATTGCCGAAGCCGCAAAGCAGGCAGTCGCTGAGGCCGCAGCTGTTGCTGTTGCTGACTACCGTGGCGGAAATGTTACTCGCAAGGGCGTTGTAGGGACCAGCCAGGTTGCTGCAGGATTCTCGCTTAGCGAGGACGACGAGCTAGACCCGGCTGCGCTAGCCGAGATGAGCCCTTCGGACTTCCGTAAGGTTTCCGGCGCCGCTTGGAGCAACCAGCCTTCATTCCGTGCCCGCTTTGCCAAGGCCGACGCAATGGTCAACGGCTACTAAGAACTACAACTTCAACCAACTTTTTACTCAACAAGGAGAATAGCCCATGGCTAACGATCTACAAGAAGCATTAACTGCTGCAGGGGCTGCTGCCCTTGTGCAGAAGCAAATTGACCCAGTGTTGCTCGAGTACCAGCGCCGTTACGCGCCGCTCGTTCGTGCACTGCCGTCAGAGAAGTGGGGCTCAACGGTCTACTACTTCACCAAGCGCACGCAGAACCCTGCTGGTGGTTTCGTAGGTGACGGTGGCGCACGCCCTGTTGCTACGTCAACCTACGTGCAGGAAAACTTTCAGGTCAAGTTGCTCCAGAGCGTCGGTGCTATCACCGGTTACGCTCAGGCCGTAACTTCGAACCAGATCGGTGACCTCCGTGCCCGTGAAATCGAAGGCGCTGCAAAGGGCCTTTACTGGGACATTGAGAACGCTCTCGTGTGGGGTGCTGCTACTCCTACCGTGAACGGTCCTTACCCCCAGTTCGACGGACTTGACGTTATCTTCTCGTCATTCTCTTCTTCTGCAACCGGTGGCCCTTCACAGGGTGTCGGTGGTGGTGGAATCGACAACTACGGTGGTGCCACTTCTTGGGGCGCTCCGGGCTTCAGCCCTTGGGTTGACAGCATCGACCAGAACGTAATCAATGGCGCCGTTGGTGGCGTATCGGGTTACCTGTCGTACGGTCTGATGGACCAAGCGATTGACCTTCTGGAAAACAACGTTGCCGAGCCTGTTGACAGTGCCGAGTGGATGTTCGTTCTGTCGCCCTCAGCTCAGAGTCGCCTTGCTCAGCTTTCGCTGATCAACCAGCGCTTCGAGTCGAAGGTTCAGATTGAGCCCGGTCTAATCGTGGACAGCTACCGTGGAATCCCGCTTGTCAAGACCTCGTTCTTGTCACCGCGTACCAACCAGATGGGCACCGTTGTGGCCACTGCTAACGGTACCGGTACCCTTGCGGCTACCTACCACTACCGTGTTGCTCCTGTCATCGCCCGTTTTGGAGAAATCCAGGCTTCTGTCGATGCATCAGCTACACCGGCTACCACTGGTGTCTCACTGACGTTCTCAACCCCTTCGGGTCCTGAGGGTCTTCAGCCTACTCACTTCAAGGTGTACCGTGGCTCATCGTCAACCAACCAGACCCTTCTGGGTTACGTTGACGCGAGCTTCTTGGACGCATCTTCAGTGATCTGGCCGACTACCAAGATCTTTGACAACGGTACTACGCTTGTCGCCTACAACGGCACCAACGTTCAGGCTTCGCCGCCTGCGTCGTATGTCTACACGAACGCTGGTATGCAGCCTCTTACCTCTTCTGGTGAGCAGAGCATCTACCTGATCTCGCGTGACGCTAGCAACATTGTGCGTCCGTTCGTTCGTGAGATGCGTACTGTTGACCTGTACCCAACCACTGCATCGCCTGACAGCCTGCCGTTCGCCTTCGTTACTGACTGCACTCTTGCCGTCCGTGCCACGAAGTACGGTGTGCGTATTGCCAACGTGATCTGTGCTCTGGACCGCACTGCTGGTAACGGTGTGATCCCAACCAACGCTAGCTACACCCCTAGCTTCGGTGCTGAGTAAGCACTAACAAGTTCTAAAGCTGGCGGGGGGTTACCCATTCCTCCACCCCCCGCCAGCTTTGGTTTAAACACGAGAGGAATAAAATGGTTTTTATTGCCAAGTCTGAACCGGGCGGGGCTCTTGGGCACGTTTGGGAATCCGCTGGTGCAGAAGGTGCCGTCGAAGTAGACGACTACACTGCTTACCACTTGCTACAGGTACCCGACGAGATGTTTTTCGCCGTTAAGCCTAAAATTGCAGAAGTAAAGATCGAAGAAGTAACGGTTGAAGAAACGCCTAAGCCAAAAGCAAAGGCAAAGAAGACCGCCGAAACACCCGAGACTTCAGTTGACGAACTAAGTCAAGCACTTAACGAAGCAAACGGCGCACGCTAATCTAGGAGAAGCCAATGGCTACAGACATCGACCAGCCAACACTTGCATCTGTCGATGACTTCCAGAAGCGTTTCATAGAACTAGCAAGGGATGCCGATCCCGAACTCATTCAAGATGCCCTTGAGGATGCTACACAGCACCTTGAAGATCGCACTGGAAGACGACTTGCTCCGTTCACCGGACACGTCTACCAAGACCGTTTGTCCGGTATTGACCCTAATGAATTGGGGTCAGATGTAGGTATGCCTATGGACATTTATGGTTCATTGGGTATGAGCATGGCTAACGCTTTTGGACAAAGTAGTTTGATCCGCCATTTCTGGCTTGATCATTTCGCACCAACTCGCCCAGAACTTTGGACCTATAATGTTCAGTCGATTCAGCTATACCGTACGTATGGAGACACGCAGCCTATTGATTTTGCTCACGGCGGGTTGTTGGGTCCTGACTCCACCGATGGCCACTGTTGGCTTCGCATCGGTACATTTGCCCCCGAGGGAACACGTATTCAAGTCATCTATGACGGTGGATACACTAAAGGGACTCCGCCATCGCTACGACGCGCTTGCCTCCTTCAGGCAGCTAAGTTTTTGATTCTCGAGGCAGAGCCGCAGAACCGCCGTGACATGAACTTGGACGAGATCGATACACAGATCGCAATGATTATTGGTCCTTGGATTAGAGGATAGTCATGGGTAGCAATTATGCCAAGGGTAGAGTGTACATCACTGGACTTGACAAACTTGAAGCCTATCTAGGAATCGTGCAAAAGCGTTTACTTGATGCTCGCCCTGTTCTAAAAGAAATTGCTGTCATGTTTTCCGCCATGGAAGCACAACGTTTTGCATCGCAAGGTGCATCTAATTTTGGAACTTCAACATGGTCCAACATAACGCAAGCTACGCAGACTCGCCGTGGTTACCCTGACCGCAAAGGTGGGGTGGCTCCAGGGGGCTACACCGCTCTAGACGCACACGGTTTTCTAAAAGAAGCAGCTATCAACCCAACAATCGAATACTCTGATGTTGGTAGTAAAATGATGAATCTTACTATCGATCCCGCTAGCAAGGGTTCGAGAACTACATACCGACGCAACGGAAACGTCAACTACGGGGCGGTCCAAGAATCAGGTGATTCGCACACTCCTCAGCGCATGTTCGTGGAGATTACTCCTCAGTTCAGACTTATGGCTAAGAACATTGCAGCCAATTACTTTCTTGCCAAAGAGGGTAAGGATCTCATCCCGGTTAAATACTAAGGAGCACTATGGCTGACAATGACGCGCCGTGGTGGTCTACTTGGAACCTTTCTTACGCCGACAGCGAATTTGGCGACATCTATGGTGGTGGCTCTGTTCAAGAAGCTTTCTACACCACTCTCCAGACTTGGTGGCCTACATACGTAGCCGAAGTTAACCGCAAACTTGGTGCATCGATCCTCGAAGTCCCTGTGGAATATCGATTCCGCCCCGACTATCGCACTCTTCCCCGAGAAGCAAGCGCCGCAATTCTTGTCACTGTTCCAGGCACCATTGGGAAGCCCGAAGTTTTTCAAGCTGGCGTTCGTGCACAATGGACAGTTGATGTAATTATCTTTGTCTATGGCACTCAAGATTGGCAAGAGACTCAAGCACTGACATACGCTTACGCTGCTTGCCTGCGAACATTGATTCTTCAACAGCGTGACCTAGGCGGTTTTGCTCAAAGCACTACTTGGGACAGCGAAAAATACTTAGAAGGCGAGCACAGCGGTACCCGTACTACTGGAGTTGCTAACCTCACTTTCACAGTCAGCCTTGGCAACGTAACCGATGTTTATGGTGGCCCACCAGACCCACTATACACGGCACCTGGCAACCCAACAGGCCCAACAACATTGCCGCTGGCCGAACAGCCAACAGTCACAGTCGCAAAGCCAATTATTATCAAGGAACCAATAGTATGAGTCAATTAAAAGTCTTGGTACAAACATCCCACGTCATTCAAGACGATAAAGGGGCACATATGTCACCAGGCTACATGTACTCTGTCAAAGATTCCGAACGCATCCAGCAGTTCATTTCAGAAGGCGACCTTACCGTTATTCTCGAGACCGAAGTTGAGTCCGCCGAAGAAACGCTTAAGAAGTCTGCCCCCAAAATTCTCAAGAATCAGGTAACTGATTCCGTAAACCTACAGGAGACCTCTAATGGCTAACTCAGCCCCAGGCGTTAACATCAACATCCTAAATGCCGCTACCACTCCGGCAAGCCAGTCTTCTACTTCGAACTGGTTTGTTCTTGGAATGGCAGCTGGACCAGCCGGTGTTGCTGTTCCTATCAAGTCGATGTCTGACTTCACCAACTACTTTGGCCAGATCATCAATGGTGGTCTTACTGGTCGTTACACACTTAACGCTACTGTTGACTCAACCCTTCTTTACGACTCCCTTGACGTGTTCTTCCGCGAAGGTGGATCATCTGCTTGGGTTTCTCGAGTGCAGCCTACTTCGAGCGGTGTAGCCGCTACTTCCACCACAACCGGTGGTAAGTTCTTGTTGACCGCTACTGGTAAGGGAACATGGGCCAACTCGTCTATCGCTTCTGCAGCCGGTCTTATCCTTACCCTAACCGCTTCTACCGTTGGTGCCGTTACTGTGCAGACGGCTGTACTCGCTTACAACGGTGTCACTTTGGCTACCACGTCAGGGATTGTTACCGACACTGACGTTGTTAACTGGATCAACTCGCTTCCCGGCTACCAGTCAATGTGTGTAGCTTCTTCGCAGGCCGGTACAACTGTTTTGCCTGCTTCGGGCTCTTCAGTTTCGGTTTATTTGACTGGTGGCACAGACGTTGCTGTTGCTGACGCCGACTCTGCTCCCGCCCTTGCTGTCTTTACCGACACCTTTGGCCCCGGTCAGGTTTCGTACCCCGGTGTCACCACTTCGACAGTGTACACCAATCTTGCTAACCACTGCCAGACCTTTGGCCGTGTTGCATTCTTGGACGGTGCCAACACCCCGACAGCCAACACTTTGCTGACTGCATCTTCAACCTTACAGACCTCAGCTACCGACTCGTCATACGCAGCGTTCTTCGCTCCTTGGCTGATTGTTCCGGGTTATGTCAACACCAACCCTGCTGTTCTTACCAGCACTGTTTTCAACCGTACCGTTCCCCCTTGCGCTCTTGCCGCCGCTCTTGTTTCGGTCTCTGACCAGAACAACGACTGCAACGTCCCTGCAGCTGGTACAACTCACGGTGCTTCAAAGTACGCCATCAACTTGACACAGAGCTACATCGTGTCAGACCGTGCCAACTTGAACAACGCTGGTATCAATGTTATCCGTAACGTACCTAACGTCAACGTCATCGCTCTCTACGGTTTCCGCTCAGCTTCGTACTTGCCTCTGTGGGCCAACTTGGCTAACGTTCGTTTCCGTATGCAGATGACTCGTGACCTCGATGCAATTGGCGAGCAGTTCGTCTTCAACGAGATCGATGGTAAGGGGCAGATCTTTGCCGCTTTCAACGGTTCGCTTGCTGGCCAGCTTCAGTCTTACTGGCTGCGCGGTTCGCTGTACGGTCTGAACCCCGAGAACTCGTTCAACGTTGTTACAGACGGTACCGTCAACACACCTACGACCATCGCCGCTGGACAGCTTAACGCCAGCATCAACGTTCGTATGTCGCCGTTCGCTGAGTTCGTGACAATCAACATCACGAAGTACCTTGCCAACGTCAACATCCCCGTTTAATTAACCCACTTTTTCTGAATCTTTAAGGAGATTTCAATGGCTACAGACACAAACTTTAGTACCTATGGTGGCGAGCAGCAGTGGCTTGCGTCACTCAACGTTAACGGCGTTGACTACGGCAACTTCGACAAGTTCAGCGGTGGCGATGCAGTTGCGTCGGTATCTAAGTTCCGTCCTGCTGGTATGGGTCCTGAGCGTACTTACTTGGCTTTGCCGGTATTCGCTAACATCACACTCACCAAGGCGTTTGTCCAGACCGACTACGCCATCCAGAACACACTTCGTAACTTGGTAGGGGCAGCACAGGCAACTGTGAAGATCACTCCCTTGAATGACGCTGGAAAGCCTTGGGGTACACCGCGTACTTACACCGGGCGCATCGAAGCCGTCAAGGACGGTAACACCGACTCAACATCAAATGCTGTCCGTACTTGGATGGTTGACGTTGTTGTGGAGACTGTTGCCAACTAATCGCAGTAACAAAACCATTGGAGGAATATGGTAGATCTCAAAATTGAAGGTGACATTGACACGTCTGAAGACGAAAACACTTGGGCAGCTGTAGCCCCCAATGTGGAAACGCTATCAGCTCCATCAGAGCAGACTGTCTCAACACCCCTTCGTTCACTAAAGGATCGTCGTACGCAGATCGTTACTGACCTGTACACCGACTTGCGCGTTCCCCGTTGGGAGAACCCTCAGATCTTTGTTCGCTTCAACCCCATCAACACGACGAAGATGAATGCTAGCCTCAAGCAGCGTTCTAACTCCAAGGTTGCTGACTGGCCGTTGCGTGCAAACACTGACGTGCTTGTTGATTCGTGCATCGGCATCTACGCTGTCTACGAAGACGACCCTGAAGTGAAGCTTTCACTCCGCGATGGTGACTCACACGGCTCATGGACCAAGTTTGACCCAGACCTTTGCGATGCCCTTGGCATCAATCCCGGTGACAAGGATCAGACCGTTCAGGCAGTCAAGGGTCTCTACTTCACCGATGGCGACATTGTTGATGCAGCAGAGCGTTTGCTCCGTTTCTCAAACATCTCGAACGACGAGGCTGACGGGCTTTTTTAGAAGGCCTGAAGGATGATCCATACATTGAGCAAGCGGCGTACGCTTTAACTCAAGGCATGGACCCCATCGAGTTCTTGAGCCAGCAGCGTGACGATCATCTAATCCGTCTGGCCATCCTTCAGAAGGCCATCGACATCGACGGAAAGAAAACCATTGATGAAATCGATCTTCTGTCCAAGAAGGTTGGTTTTGAAACCGCACGCATCTTGTCCAAGATGTTCTAACCACTCCGTCTCACAATCTCAGGCGGCAAAGAGACCGCTGCTCCTTCTGGGGTGGCGGTCTTTTTGTTTAAGGAAAACATGACTGAAGAAATCATTGGCATTGGCGTAAATGTAAACGGTGGTACCACCGCAGCCGGTGAGATCGGCAAAGTTGGTGACGCCCTTGGAGCAATGGGTGATAAGGCCATTGTTGCTGCTGATGGTCTTGATAAAGTAGCAGCCGCCAACGACCGAGTTAGTGCCAGCATGAAGGTTGGCGGTCGTAACATCATTGTTATGCGAGACGCCGAAGACACGCTCAATGCAGTTATGGGCAAGACAACCAGTGTCATGGATTCAGCTGCTGCCGCTACTGATCGATACTCTGCTGCAGCAGATACCGCCGCAGTTTCTGCAGAACGTCTGATGGCTTCGCAAGAGGCTATGGCTGCTAAGCAGGCTGAGATCGCTATCAACACTCAGGTGGCTAACGACGCTCTTGGTAAGACCTACGTTGGTATGAGCAAGCTCGAGCAGCTCGGCACGCCAGCAATCATGAAAGCTGCTACTTGGAGTATCCTTGGTGTCGGCGGTGTCGCCTATGAGGGCATCAAGCAGTACATGAACTTCAACAAACTGATCACGCAGACTATCACACAGGCCGGTGTGTCTCCATCCAACATGGGTGCATTGACTACAATGGCCGAAACGATTTCTAAGATGACGGGTGTCAATCTTAACGACGTGGCTAACAACATTTACCGTGTTGCGTCGGGTACAGCTTCTTGGAATGCTGGTCTCGGATCAACAATGAAGCAATTGCAAGACATCACAACTTCTGTTACTAAGCTCCAGGTATTGGGTAACGTTCCGGCTGGTGCCGCATCAGAACAAGCGGCTCGAGTTATTACAGCTCTTGTCAACTCAAACATTGTTGGCGTTGGAAACAGTTCAGATAAAGCTGCTGCTTTGATTAACGCTGCCGTTGGTTCTGGTGACATGCGCCTTGCGGACCTTGTGCCGGGTATTGGTCGCGGTGTTCTTCAGTCAGCTAAAGCTAACGGTGTAAGCGCCAAGGACATGCTTGCATGGATCGCTTTGCAGACTTCTATGGGTACTACAGCTAGCGTTGCCGGTAACTACGTTAAGACCGGTATCAACCTTCTCGCCAACCCGTCTGCACAGGGTGTTCTTGCTGAGTCCATGATTGGTATCAAGCCTGGTGAGATGCAAGGCATCATCGCTGGTCCTGGTGGGCTGCAAGCCGCTGTATCTGTTTTCAACGAAGCCGTCAAAAAGCTTACAATTTCATCTAACTTTGTTGGTTACCGAACAAGCACTGGTAACGCGCGCGCTGGTGGAACTGGTGAAGCCGCAGCCCTTAACAAGCTTCAGACATGGATGGTTGGCGAGATGCCTGCTGTTGTTCTGAAGCAGTGGGAGCACGGTGGAAGCGCCGCTTCTGGTGGATTGACCCCAGCCAACCTCCAGTGGATCACTGACTTGATTATGACCAAAGCTTTCGGTGGATCAAAGCAATTCGCTACCATGGCCGCTATCTTGAAGAACCCTCAATTGCTTGCGGGTATCGAAACGTCTATCGGGAACAAGAGCAGTGTCGCGTCGATGAACGCTGCATATGCTATTGCGTCTAAGAACACAAAAAATCAAGAACAAAGCCAAAAAACAAAATCGAG